TTTATGCCGATCTAAAAGTGGAGGGGCTCACATCTTTTTATTTACTACCATTCCTGTAGAAGCAAAATTAATGAGAGATAAATTAACTTCTATTAGTGCTTTCTTAGGATATGGTAATGCAGAAGTTTTTCCTAAACAGATTGAATTAAAGTCGGAAGATGATACAGGAAATTTTTTAAATTTACCCTATTTTAATTCAGCAAACACCACAAGATATGCCTTTAATTTTAAAGGTGAAGCTATTACAATTTCTCAATTTTTTTTAGCAATAAAACGACTCACTCCTGAAGAATTAGATAAATTAGAATTAAAAAGACCACCATCCGAATTTAGTGATGGTCCTCCTTGCATAGAATCCTTAACTCAAAATAAATTAAACGATGGGAGAGACCGAGTTCTATACCAATATATACAATATGCAAAAAGAAAATGGCCTGAAGACTGGCAGAAACATATTAACTCTTTCAATTATAAATATTTTGATCCACCACTAGAGGATAGAATTATTCAAGAAAAGATAAAATATAATTTAAATAGGGAATTAGGATTTAAATGTAATGAAGAACCAATGTGTGATCATTGTGATAAGAAATTATGTTTAACAAGAAAGTATGGTATCAGGGGTCAATCCTTATTTCCTGATTTAAGTGATCTACAGAAAATTAATTTAGATGAACCTTATTATTACGTTAATGTTGATGGTGAACGAGTAAAACTCAAAGATACTTCTTATCTTCAAGAACAAAGATTATTTCAAAGAGCCGTAATGGAATATGTTAATAAAGTCCCACCCACTTTAAAGAAAAAAGATTTTAATGAGATGGTAAGATTATTATTTGCTAACATAGAAATTGTTGAACCACCTGAAGGATCTTCAAAAGTAGAACAACTTCTTGATCATCTTGAAGTATATTGTACGGATCGTACAGCCGCAGGTGCTACTAAAGAAGACATGCTTCGGGGAAATGTGTGGACACATGAGGGAACACATCATTTTATTTTTAGAGAATTTTTTAATTCCCACCTGCTTAAAAGAAGGTGGGCTGAAAAATATGATGAAACACAAATGTTATTGAGTGACAAATGTGGATGTAAAATTAAAAGAGAAACAATAGGAAAGAAAAATAAAACAATCATGACAATAGAAAAGTTTGAAAAAGCAGAAAACGTATATCGTCCAAAACAATTTAAACCAAAGACTCCATACTGATGAAAACAATTGTTTTAGGACCTCCAGGCACGGGCAAAACAGAGACTTTATTAAATGAAGTAGATAAATATTTAAAAACAACCGATCCTAATCGGATTGGCTATTTTTCCTTCACTCAAAAAGCTGCCTATGAAGCAAGAGATAGAGCCATGGATAAATTTAATTTAACCGAAGACGACTTGCCCTACTTTAGAACTTTACACTCTTTAGCTTTTAGACGTTTGGGAATTAAAAAAGAAAATGTAATGCAACGCAAACATTACGCTGATATAGGAAAACAAACAGGCCTACGTGTAGATTATAATGATTGGGATGATGACCAAACAGGATTATTTACCACCAACAGTGATTATTTAAGAATTATTCAACTTGCCAGATTAAGAGGTATTACGCCTGAACAACAATATAATTTAAAAGAACATTCTCAAGAGGTTTCAGTTGAAGATTTAAAAATTTTAAGTAGTGAATTAGAAAGTTATAAAAAAGCTCATGGACTTATTGATTTCAGTGATATGATTTCCGATTTTATAAAATCGGATGCCTCCCCTAAATTTGATGTTGTATTTATTGATGAAGCTCAGGATCTATCTCGCTTGCAATGGAATATGGCAAAATCTATTTGGGATAAAACTGAAGACAATTATATCGCAGGAGATGATGACCAAGCTATTTTTAGATGGGCTGGAGCGGATGTAGATAGTTTTATTGCTCAAACAGGAAAAATATTAAACCTTACAGAATCATATCGGGTGCCAGGAGTCGTACATGATTTAGCCATGGGAATTGTTAAAAGAATTTCCACAAGACTTCATAAAGAATGGGCACCTAGAAGTAAGAGTGGATTACTCTCTTATTATCATGAATTTAAAGATGTAGATATGAGTAGTGGAAAATGGTTTGTGTTAGCAAGAACTCGTCACATGTTGAATGAGTTAGAAAACGTTCTATATTCTAAAGGATTATATTATCAAAATAAATTTAAGAAAGGTTATGAAAAAGATTTATATGAAGCGGTGATTGATTGGGAAGAATGGAGGAAAAACAAAGACTTAGGCCATGAAAAAATTAAAAGAATAGCATCTCATATGTCTCCTAACCATTATCAAAAAGAAAATCTTCAATACTTAAATAAAGATAAATCTTACAATATGACAGAAGCTTATAATAACCATGGATTAAAAACTAAAACAGTTTGGTATGAAGCTTTTGATTCTGCTCCACAAACTCAAATTGAATATATTCGAAAGATGAGAGCGAATGGTGAACAACTTAATAAAGAACCGCGTATTTTATTATCAACGATTCATGGTGTCAAGGGAGGAGAATGTTCAAATGTAGTTCTTCTTACCGATTTAAGTAGGAATACTCAAAAAAGTATGGATCGTTTTCCTGACGATGAGAATCGATTGTTCTATGTCGGTGCAACACGAACCAAAGATCATTTACATATTATCAGACCCAAAGACATTTATAAATCATTTAGACTATGAGTGTTTATAAAAAACAAATTGGAGGATCTCACTACAAAGATATGAAGATCCAACCTAGTAAATTTATTAATGATAATAAATTGCTTTTTGCTGAAGGAAATGCTATTAAATATATCTGCAGACACGCGCATAAAGGAGAAGTACAAGATTTGGAAAAAGCAAAACATTACATTGATATGATTATTGAGAGGGATTATTCCTAATGCAAATGCCTCTGTTCAAGCCACAGACCGAGTGGCTCCCGCCAGAGGAGTTTCCTGATTTAACGCAAGCATGTGAAATAGCAATCGACTTAGAAACCAGAGATCCTAATTTAAATATAAGAATGGGATCAGGTTCGGTTGTTGGAGTTGGTGAAGTTGTCGGAGTTTCGGTAGCCACAGAAGATTTTTGTGCTTACTATCCTTTTGGTCATGAAGGCGGTGGTAACATGGATCGTAAGATGATCATCAAATGGCTTACCGCTCTTTTAAAAACACCTTCTGATAAAATTTTTCACAATGCAATGTATGACGTGTCATGGTTAAGAGCCATGGGTTTAAAAATTAACGGACGTATTATTGATACCATGATAGCCGCAGCCTTATGTGATGAGAATCGATTACGTTATGATTTAAATGGTTGTGGACGAGATTATGTTGGCAAAGGTAAAGATGAATCTGCATTATATGAAGCAGCAAAATCATGGGGAGTCGATCCTAAAGCTGAAATGTATAAACTTCCAGCCATGTACGTTGGTGCTTACGCAGAGCGTGACGCACAACTCACACTGGAGTTGTGGCAGGAATTAAAAAAAGAAATTTTACACCAGGATATTGAAGCAATTTTTAAAATGGAGATGGAATTATTTCCTTGTTTAGTGGAGATGAGATTTCTCGGAGTACGTGTAAATCAAGAACAAGCCGCGATCGAAAAGAAAACATTAGTCGAACAAGAGAAAAGAATGTTGGCTGAAGTGTTGATAAGTACAGGAATCGATGTCCAGATCTGGGCGGCACGATCCATTGCCCGAGTCTTTGACAAATTAGGTTTGCCTTATGATCGAACCGTTAAAACTGAAGCCCCTTCTTTTACTAAAAATTTTTTAGTGAATCATCCACACAATGTCGTGAAATGTATTGCTAAAGCTAGAGAAATTAATAAAGCTCATACCACTTTCATTGATACCATTCTTAAACATAGCCAAAAAGGTAGGATTCATGCGGAAATTAACCAACTTCGATCCGAAGGTGGAGGAACCGTGACGGGAAGATTCTCGATGAATAATCCAAACTTACAGCAGGTTCCAGCAAGAAATAAGGAACTTGGACCACGGATCAGATCCTTATTCATTCCAGAAGAAAAATGTAAATGGGGTTGTTTTGATTACAATCAACAAGAGCCAAGACTCGTTGTACATTATGCATCACTACAAAATTTATATGGAGTGGACGAAGTAGTTGAGTCTTATAAAAATGAAGACGCAGACTTTCATAAAATTGTTGCTGATATGGCCAACATTCCTAGACTTCAGGCTAAAACAATTAACTTAGGATTATTTTATGGAATGGGAAAAGGAAAACTTCAAGCTGAACTTGGTGTATCAAAAGAAAAAGCAGCGGAATTATTTTCTCAGTATCATAATAAAGTACCCTTCGTTAAACAGTTAATGGAGAAAGCGTCTAACCGCGCACAAGAAAGAGGACAGATCCGTACGTTACTGGGTCGTCTTTGTCGCTTCCATTTATGGGAACCAAATTCATTCGGGATGCATAAAGCATTGCCACACGAAGAAGCACTCAGGGAACATGGACCAGGAATCAAACGAGCTTACACCTACAAATCTTTAAACAAATTAATTCAAGGTTCAGCAGCAGATATGACTAAAAAATCTATGTTAGATTTATATAAAGAGGGAATTGTAGCTCATATTCAGATCCATGATGAACTTGATTTATCTATTGAAGATGATAAACAAGCTAAACGAATAGTGGATATAATGGAATCTGCAGTTGAATTAGAAGTCCCTAATAAAGTAGACTATGAATTTGGTAAAAATTGGGGAGATATCTACGATTAACACAGGAGGAAACTATGGAACACGCAAAAAAATTATGGGCATTAGCATTAGCTCATAAAAAAATTTCTATTGCTGTAGCAGTAGTAGTTGTTTTAATTATAATAGCAACTTAGGACTTTATGTTGGATGGCTTACTTAAACGCGAATATTCCTGCGATGTATTCGCAGATCAGGAGAGAATATCTCTATGACCTTTCCGGACATGTGGGAGAAGCTGAAGACTGTATCATCTTTGGGATGGCATCGATTTCAGGGAGTGCGATACTCTTTCACGCAATTATGGAAAACGGAGCTATATTCTACCGTTTGCCGATCTCTGCATTCATTCAGCGTGGCTTTGATGTCAAAAAGGTTCCTGGGATGCGACTTGATGAGTTGGAGCTGTGGGATTGCTTTAGTTACTATCCTAGTGTTACTGTTTTTGACGCTTTAAATGGTCAAGCATGTAAATACATTGGAATAGATAAAAAGTGGTACACCGGTTCTTATCTCTT